CATTATATTCTGCAACCATTTGAGACAATTGCTTTTTATCTTCTCTGGTCATTTTTTGTGATTCTGCACTAACAGATTGTTGATTGACAACTGAAGCAGCATTTTCTTCAATTAAAGTTTTTAGTTTAATCATATGTTATAAATATAATATATTTTGTGTTTATGACTTAATTTCACCAAGAATATCTCTGATAATATTCTCAACATTTTCCCATTTATTTGTTTCAGGATTCTTAACAATACCTTCTTGTAAAGATTGTTGATCTTTTGGATATAAAAAAGCACCTCTGGTCGATGGATTGCTTACGAAGTCAAATGCAATTAGTTCAAAGTCATCTTGAACTTCATCAGCAGATTCATAAACATTTTTCTTTACACTACCCATTCCTCTAGAACTGATACCTAATCTAATTCCAGATGCAAATAATTCTTTTAGAATGTTACCGCTTGGTGTTGGTAATACTTCTACTTCACCAATCAAATCATCACCGTCCCACATTACTTTTGTTACGTTATGACTTACATTCTTTAAATTTACAACACTGCTTTCTGGATGATCTAATTCACCTAAAGCTCTACGTTCTTTTATGAAGTTTTCATTGTATTTATTTGATTCACGTTCCAAAATTTCTTTTGGATAAATTCTACCATTTTGGTTTTTTGCGCCAGCTCTTTGTAAAATTCCTTTTACAATAAACGGACCACCTTTTGACATGGCTTCATTTATTACATCTTTTGAAATATCAAATGTGATACAATCTACTATTAGTTTTCTTTCCATATTACAATCCCTTTGTTGCAGTGTTTTGTGGTGGTTGAACTGGTTTAGGCGCAGCTGGTTGTGTTTGTTTTTTAGATTTAGATGGTTGAGCCTGTCCACCAATCTTTATAATATATGGAGCAGTCAAATGGAAATCACTTTCCTTTTGTTTATTTTGTTCTCTACCAGTAATTACAACAACGTACTTTTGATACCAAAATTCAATTTTGACATCCGCAACATTAACAACATATTCTCTTTCAGGTTGACCAAAACCTTTTGCGGCTCTAACCAATCTTACTTGTTTGTTTGAAATTTTTTGCAAAATTTTGCTTTGAAAATTATTTTTTGCTTGTTCTGTTGAATTAGAAACTTTAGTTTCAAAGTCATTTAAAACATCCTTAACATTAAATGTACTAGAATCACCTTCACCGTCTGATGGTGCAGTTGGTTGTTTTTCTGCAGCTGGAGCAGGTGCTGGTAATTTTTGTGCAGGTGCAGGTGCTTTTGGAGCAGCTGCGGGAGCTTGTGTAGGTGGTTTTGTACCTTTTTGTGGTGGTACATCGCCTTCGGCTTCAAATATAAGTTTTTTAAGACTAATATTCATATTATATCTTTTTACTTGCGCCTGGTTTAAAACCTAATTGTTTTTCACCAGTGGCAATCAAATTGTCATAATGTTGTGTGTCTTTTTTGTCATTTTTAGACAAAGAGATTTCACGTCTTCTACGTAGAAGATAAAGATCATTTGTATCTACACCCTTACTTTGTGGCCCTTTATCTATGTCAGGTGTTTTTTCTTTACCTACTGGTACTAGTGGTACTACTGGTTTATCTTTCTTTTCACTCTTCTTTTCACCCTTCTTTTCACCCTTCTTTTCACCCTTCTTTTCTGCTATTGTATATCCAGGAAGAGATTTTGTAGCTAAATCTGCTCTGCCGTTTTTCTTCTTGGATACCCAAGTTGGAACTCTAGGTACACCAGCAGATCCTTCTCCACTACCCGCAGCAGAAGATGTAGTAATTTCATCCATTACTTGTTTTACCAATTCTTTTAAGGCTTTTTTGAAATCACCAACGATTAGTTTTTTCTTATTTTTACTCATAGTATTAAAGTTTATTTTTGATTTCTTTTAGAAGTTCATATGAAAGTAACAAAACCATGATTTGGTTATCTTTTACATTTGAAGAGGGTTTTACGTTATTCAATTGTTTAACTACTTCATTGATTTTAATCTTGATAATATCATTATCAATTTTTACTAAGCATTCTGTTAGTTGTGATTTAACATTTTCAATTTCACTGGTAATTAATTTATTAAGTGAATTTGTATTTGATATGTTATTTATATATTCTTTTAACAAATTCTTTTGATTTGTATCTAGACCTTTATATTTTTCATTTAGGCTTTCAATCAAAAGTTTATAACTTAATAAACGTATTTCTTCACTTTGTTGTTTATAAATATTTATTAAGTTATCTTCAGATTCATTAATTGGCTTCTTTTTACCACATAAATTTTCAGTGATAACTGTTCTGGACTGAATAATTTCATTCATGTCAAACTTCACTTTGTCATTTACATGATTTTCAAATAATTTATAAATAGAAGCAAATGTCTTATAATTTTTTAGATTTGACTTCAACAAATCTTCAATAGGATAAATTTCCTTTATTTCTTTGATTAAATTATATTTTTCTTGAACTAACTTTTTATCATCAATTTTTTCTCTTTGTTTCAAGATAATGTTGATGTATTTTTCAGCTTGTACTTCATCTTTTGCTTTTTCATTCAATAAAAAGCTATACAATTGCCATTCTCTTCCTAATTCTTTATTTTCTTTAAAGTATTTAAAAAGAAGAGTTTTAGCAATTGATTCATCCTTACCGGAAAGGATATCAGCCGTAATTTGTCTGGTGAGCAGTTCAAAAAGAATGCCTGTGTTTCTAAATTTAGAGTGCTTAGCTTTAGCTATTTGCATATATTCTTTTTCTAGTTATTTTATAAATATAGTTAATTTTATGTAAAAATCATTTTATATACAATATTTATGGATTCTTTCAATGGTTTTATAGTATATTACTTTCATCCAAGTAACTTGGTTTGTTTTGTGATTTAAATTCTTTCAACAATTCTTTATTTTCAGACTTATAATCCTTTAGATATGAGTCAAATCTTTCAAGACTTAATGGAGAATCATTTTTAAATTTATGTCCAACAGTATTATTAACTTTTCTGTTGTTTTCTAAGCTACCAAGAATATCTTCTCCAAATGGATAATCACTTGCTTTTTTCTTTCCTTTTTGTGAAGGACGTTCATATTCTGCTAGTTTCTTTGGAGCTTCTTCAGGTTCAGGTGCGCCACCTGCTGGACTAGGTTCAGGCCCAGAACCACCAATTCCACCTTCTGGTGATCCTTCAGAACCACCTTCTTCTGGTTTAATTTTATTAAATGGTTTAGCGGGATCAATACCTTCTTCTTCAATTTGTTTAAATCTATAATTTTGTTTAGCATCATCAACAATGTCATTTTTCTGTTCATCAACGTCATCATTGGAAATTTTAAATACATTATTGTAGATCCATTTTCTACTAAATAACTTATTTTCTACCATATCTTTAGCAACTGCTACTTTATCACTCCAAATTGCAATCTTTTCTTTTTCAAAAATTACAGACGGATTTGTCAATTCTAAACTAAAATTAACAAGTGATGCATCTTTATATCCTTGTGCATATAAATGAATAATAGCAATCTTAGTTAATTCACTTACTAATATTCTTTGTACTCTATTAACTGTTTTTGCAAATCTTATATCTTCACTTGCAAGTGTTGCTTTACCACTCAAATCTTCTTCATAACCCAAAAATGCTTTTGGAATCTTTAATGCGGCTAACATCTTATTTCTCAAGTATTGAATGTCATCAATACCAGTAAATTCCATACCACTCAGTGGTTCAATACTAGTACCACTGTCACTACCACGGACAGGTAGATAAAAGTCTTCTACCATGTTTTGTAAATTAAATTTTAAATTATAATCACCTGTCTTTTCATCAATATATGGAACCTTTTTCATCTTATCCATCAACTTCTGCATATATTGATCAACTTCTTGTGGTGGAATATTACCAACGTCAACCTTAAATACTCTCTTTTCAGGAGCACGCATTACACGGTGAATTAACATTGCGTCTTCCATCAATGATAATTGTTTCCATACTCTTCTAGCACCTTCAACAATACTTTTACCATACGGTAAAAAGTTACTGTCACTTAACATTCTAAAATGAGCAATTTGATAATTTTCAAGTTCTTCAATCTTACCACCTTCAGGTAAATTAACTTGAAATTTTGTATAATTTTTATTATTTAAATCACTGTTTTCTACACGACTAACACTATAAGAACTTAGTGGTTCAACAAAGTATACACCATACTCAGGACTAATGTATAGTTTCAAATAAAAATCACCATACTTAACTAAATTTCTAGTCCAACTCCACATATTAAACTCAATATTTAATATGTCATAAAACAAATTATTTAGAATTTCTTTGATGTTTTGATCTTCAGAATGCACAGTTAAAATATCACCCAATTCATTCTTAGTTACACATTCATCCGCATAAATGTCTAGTGCAGAACTAATGATAGGGTCCATATCCATTGTATCATAATCTCTAAATAACTCAATACGGGCAGCTTGATAACTTAATGTGAAATCTCTGCTATATTGGTTATATGCACTGGTTCTAATTCTATTAAAACGATCTCTAAGTGTATTACGGTCAGTTGCATACATTGCTTGATCTGTATCAACTACCTTCAATTTCTTACCACCTACATTACGTATAATTGTATCAGTGGAAAACAGTCTTCTTAACTTGGAGAAAAGAGATCTTTGTTTTAATATTTGAAATTCTTCATTTGCCATAAATTATATATATAAGTATATTAAAGTAACCAAGTTAGATCTTCTTTTTTGTCATTTGTCAATCCAACATTCATTTGCCATGTTTCTTGACTCTTAAGTGATTGTGGTCTATACACATTTTGACTTGCACCTACCCGAGATATACCACCTACCATTGATCTATTTAATTCCATAGTTTGCTGTCTAAGTCTTAATGCTGTGTCTCTTACCCATAAACCAATACTGAGTGACATAACTAAATCATCGTTATATCCTCTCATTGCAGTTGCTTTATTTGAATCCCAAATAAATACTGACAATTCATCAATTAGTCTAACTGAACGTACTTCTACTAAATTTTCTCTGAAATAACTTTCCAATTTTGAAATCAATAAAGGTCTTGTTTTTTGACTATTAGTAAAGCCTGGTATCATCTTTTTTTCATCTCTATTAATCTTATTTGTCAATTGTTTTTCTACATCTACATATTGTAGGTCTGCACTACTATAGAACGTATTTGGATATTGTCTATCTATTATTTGTTGTAATACTGCCCATCCTATATTAGCATTTTCTACAATCAATAAAGCATTATTATACTCTGTAGCCACAGTAACCAACATATTACCATAATCTTTAGTACCTATTAATCCTTTATATTCAGCTACTTGAGTCATAGTTTCAACATCAATAACGTGAAATGCACTATAATCACCACCGTCACCTCTAGCAACGTCTGCACTAACAATATAATCTCTAGTATAATCAGGATATTCCCATATCCAATATCCATGATCACCGCCACGCATTTCTACTGGTTGTTTACATTTATTGTGTCTGTAGTGTTCAATAATTGCGGTATCAACTACTGTATTACCTGAAGACAAGAATTCAGTATCACATTCTTGTGAAGCTCGTTTAATACCTAATTCTGCGGTTTGTTTATCTCTCCATGATTGGTCTCTTTCTGGATGTTTATCCCACTTTAATCTGATTGTTTTAAATGTGTTTTTCTTTGATTCTGCATCAACCCACATTTGATGAAAGAAATTTCCAACGCCATTTGGTGTACTTAATAAAATAGCTCTACCACCAGTAGCCATTGTTTGTTGCGCAGATGTCCAAACTTCTTCTGCGTTTTCAATAAATGCACATTCATCCATTACCAATAGATATGAACTAAAACCACGTGCGCTATCAGCAGCTGAAGATGCTGCAAGAACTCTTGATTCATTCTTAAACTTTAATGATAATCTATTATCTTCAACTGTTGGTACTTTTAACCAACTAGGAAGACTATTATTTGCAAGTCTTATTTTTGATACAATTTCTTTTGATGTATTTTGTACAGTAGATAAAATTAATACGTTTTTGCCTGGATGAAATATCATTGTCCATAAAGCATATGCGCTAACAAGTGTAGAAATACCCATTTGACGGGATTTTAATACAATATTTCTGTCATGATCAATGAAATCTTGCAGTGTGTCTTCTTGGAAGGGATACAATTCAAATGGAATAATACCTCTTGTTTGATGTTGAATCTTTACGTATTTCTTCATGAAATACATAGGTTCTACAAGACATTTCTTGTACTCATCCTTAATTACATCTTTTAACGTTTTCTGTACACTCATTGATCTTGACTATTGAGTTTTTCTAACGTCATCTGTTTTGCTTTTTCTTCAATTGATGAATCATATTTTAATTCACTGATCTTTGTATTCAGTTCATCAATTCTTTCAACAACATTTATCAGATCCTTTTTAAGATCAGTTAGTACTTTACTTTTCATGTCAGTATCATCTGTCCAAAATTCTTGTGAACCATCTTCATTGAAATATTGTAATTTAGGCATAGAATTATCAGATTCAAGATAAGTAATACTTTCTTCCATCTGTTGCTTAAAGTCATTCATCTCTGAAAACATATTTTTATAAATTTTATGCTTTTCATAATCCCCAAATACACCAAGAATTTTTAATTTACTATCAAAAGCAATGTTACAGTCATAACATCTGCCTGTTTTTGGATAAACTTTTTGATCCAAATAATTTCCCCATTTAGTATCTGCATTACAAATATTACATCTTTGTTCAATTATAATTTTTGCAATTTTAGGTACTTTTATCTTGCTACCATTTTTCCAGATCCATTTACTACCTTGACTATCTTCCCAAATTTCACCTTCTTTTCTCTTATTATTATTTAAATTTGGATCATAACCGACTTGAATAAATGGTCTATTTCCATCCATATAGTCTCTTACAATGGATAAATTACTTTTACCTGATGCTTTTTTCATATGATTAAATAACCTTTATATTATATATAACTAAATTTATCTTTGATATTTTAATAATCCTAAAATTTGATTAACAGGAGCAAAAAGGCCGGTCAATTTATAAATTTTATCATTATAATAAAAAGTTAATCCTTCTGATCCTACAATCTTATCCAACCCTCCAATTATTTTTAATCTTTGCAATTCATTCTTCAATTTATTTAATTGTTCTGGTGTTGCTCCTTTTGATTTAAGTGATTTTGCTTGAATTAATACATCATTTGCTATCTGTTTTGCAGCATCATCTGGTGATGACGCCATATATCCAGCTGCATTCTTTAATACTTCAACTCCTAATTTTAAGAAAATTTCTTCAAATGGTTTGATGTTATTTTTATATTGTTGTTCATGACTTTCTTTGTCAAATGTATTAACATAATTCTTAAATTCTTCATTATTAATTTGTTTTAAAATGTTTTTTATGCTAACACTTTTATCAAATTCAGCCCATCTCTTAACCAATAAATTCAATACATCAGGTGAAATTGCATATCCAAATGAATCTGCTTTTTCTCTGATGAAATTATTCCACCAATTTTTATGATACTCAATAATTTGTGTTTGGTCACTGAATGATCCTTGTAATTGATCAATCATTGACATAAATTGTTTTTGTTTTAACGGTAAATTCTTTACTTTGGATAGTAACAACTGGTTTGGTCCTCTGATGGTAAATGTATTTTGTACATCAGAATTAACGTTTTTAATTAAATTACCAAGTATAACTCCAGATTCTGCATCACCACCCGCAATTGGTTCACCCAAATCATTGTATTCAATTATTCCATGAAATACTAACATACTTAAATTGTATGGAATTACATTCTTTGTAGCCGGATAAATTACTTCAACACTAGCAAACTTTTTACCATTACCAAACATTTGATTCAATTCTTCTTGTGAAACTTTTGATAATGCATTAGAAAGATCTTCAACTGCAAAGCCAAAAGCATCTTGAATGTTTTGTGGTTTATCTAAGAACATCACTTTGATACTATCTTTAGTTAACGCATTTTGTCCTTGATTTTTTAAATGTCCTTTGTTTCTTGCGAGTCTCAATTGACCATCCTTCCATGTAAAAGATAGTTGTTGACCATCTGTTTTTT